GTCATAGCAGCGGTGTAAGCAGCATTCTTAGCATACTTCTCCTGTGTGTAGCGAGAACGTAAGAATACAGCAGCTTCTCCGTCAGAGATAGCGAAGGAAACTTCCTTCCAGGTGTTAATTGTCAAAGTGACATTAGCGTCTGTTTGTGCGTTTAATACAACAGTTGTTAAAGGAGAACTTGTATAAGCACGAGTGTTAGCACTCATTTCTGCCATTGTGCCAGTATATAGAGTGTCGCCACCAGCTGCTAATTCATCAGAACGATTAGTGAAGAAACGAGCTGCGTGTTGTTTTTCTTTAGCAAAGTTGTTAATTCTTGGTGACCAAATTTTGTTGATGAATGCCGCAAGATTGGTTGGGGTCATTACATCGGCTGGGAAAGCTCCCATAATGTTTTAAAAGAGCACCTAGCGTTTACATTTTTTTTACATCTTAGCAAGGACAGCATCAGCGTCAGCCTTTCTAACAGCTTCAAACTCTTCATCTGTTAAAGGTTTCCCTTCGCTATTTAAAGGTTGTCCACTTGAAATAATCTGTGCGCTCTCTCTCCTTGCTTGTAGTTTTTTGTTCTCTTGATATGCCTGATATAATGGGTTAGTTTGTGCTTCCATTAAAGACACATCTTTTCCTTGAGCTTTAATTCCAGCTTGAATGAATTTAAGTTGTTCAATATCTTCATCAGATATTCCATCTCTCTTCATAAACCGAATGTCAATCTCTTCGGAAACATTTGTAAGGTTAGGTGTTTCTTGTTTTAGTTTATTAGGTTCTTCTACCTTAGCGGTAGCTTTTGCCTTGAAGTGTTCTTTTTGGGCCTTTAGAGTTAGGGCATACTTTTTCGCAGCGTCTGCGTCATCAGTTGTCCATTCGTCTGCTGGCTTATCCATAAATGACAGGTCAAGTTTTTTCTTTTCAGATTTAGTTTCAACAATCGGAGTTTCCTCTATTGTTTCCTCTTCATCTTCTAAGATGTCTTCGATTTCATTTGACATATAGTTTTGTCTATTTTAAAACATTTTTTAAACAGGTTTAGTCCTGTAATTTAAACTTTTTATTCTCTTTAGTGAGATTGGCACGATAGGAGTGTGCCGGACACCCTTATAAGGTTTTGGAAACCTCATTACTTCCGAAGTCTATCGTTATCTACGCAGATTTTAAATGAGCCTTTTCTTTACTTCTCCTTGTTTAACATTATTTATTCCATCAAGTTCTTTTAACCATCTATCAATTATCCTAACCGCATAAGCCTTCCCTAAAGTTTCTATCGCTATATTCTTATAATCCTTGTTCTTGTTTACATTCTTAGGAAGTCTTAATCCGTTCTTTTTATTTTCTAACATCTGGCGTATTTCCTGCCAACCACCAGTCGCCATTGTTGCCTTAATGTTTAGATTCATATTTATTGATTAACTTGTGCCATTAATTTATCTTGAGGAGCTGGAGTTGGTGGTGTCATACCAGTAGCACTTCCTTTTAACTGTTCAACCTGTTTGTTAAGTTCTTCAACTGTCATTGTTGTTGGAGTGATACCGTTGTTCTCTACCCATTGTCTAAAGTAAGGGTCGTTCTTAATTGCTGGATTAGCGGCTATCATTGGGATAATCTGGGAGTAAACATCATTCTGTTGAGCTTTATCAACTGCTTCTCCAACTACATTTAAGGAAATACCATAATCAAAGTTAAAGAATCCTTTTGGTATTTCTATTTTTCTCCCATTCTTTTCAATAATTGATTTAACTTCTTGAGAGATATTGTCTAGTTCTTCTTGGCTAGTTACAATTCCTAAATCAAGGTTATGTTTAAGAACTTCCATTTGTTTTGCTTTGACGACAGTTTCATCAAACAACTTGATATCCTTTATATCATCAATCATATCAATCATATCTCCACGATTCCATTTCTTAACAACGCTTGGGAGTATTTCTTCTGTTAAAAGATTTGATACTGTTTCTCCTATGCTCTGTTTAATGTAATCAAAAACAGACTTAGCGGCATTACTCATTACAGTCATACCCCTAAAAGGAGTTGAGGAAGGGAGTTTCTCTCCGGTTACGATAGCGGGAGTAAAGCAAAGAGTATCTGCTTGCTGTTCTATCTTCTCGAGTTCTGTTAAAAGAACATTAAATGCTCTGTTATCTATTCCTATCTGTTGTAAGTCAGTAGAATTGATTATCTGACCGCTTATAGCACCTTGTAGAATGTTTCCATAAGTATTTGGGTCAGCACTACGCATTAAAAGTAATGAAGCGATAGCAGTAGATTCAGCGTTCTGATTAACTACTGTGTTGGCTCGTTCCTGTAATGAGAATAAACGTTCAACATTACCAACTCTCAACCAACGACCACGATATCTCCCAATATGAAAATCATAATAAGGATTCTGTTCTCTTTTAATTTCATCTTCAAAAGCAATAACTTCTTTATCTCCATATCCAGCACCGATATAGTGTGTAAAATGGATTTTATTATTTGTATCCATTACTTCTCCAACACGCTCCCAAACTTCATACAAAGCATTTTCATTGGTATCTTGGTCTTTACCTTCTCCACGTTTAGCATTCTTAAGGATTAAATCAATATTATCCCAAGCCCCTTCCTTTTCTCGTATCTCTGTTTCAGTTAGATAGTGCATCTCAACAATATTCCCGTCCCTAACTGTTCTTAATGTTTGCTTAAAAGCAAGACGACGTAAATCAGATTCAATTAACTTAACTTCTTTTGTTTTAGGGTCGGTATATTTCTTCCAAACAATAGAACCATAAGTAGATACACCTTCGCTTAAGTCATTAAGCAAAAGAGAGAAATGATTATCTTTTAACCATTTCTTAAACTTTAACTTAAGTATCCAGGACTGCCAATAATTAGTTTCTCCTTTTCCGTATGGCATTAAGTCCTTAGTATCAAGGTCAATATTCTTAGCGAAGTGAATAACACGACTATTTGATATATTCCAGAAGATTAATCCCTCACGTTCAGCATCACGTTCTAAGTATTGATTATTAATGTAAAGATTAATACGTCTAATTGTGTTAAATTGGGAGAAATAACCGCCATCAATAGGAAAAGACTTTTCTTTATAATCTTTTACTTCTTCTTGAACAATTGTGCTAATTTTTTTCTTAAGTTCCATATTATCTTATAATTTGTCTTGCTTGTCCAAGACTTCCTGTAAAGTTATTTATTACTTGCGGTCTATATGAAGAGAATCCGTATCTTATGGCATCCATACAATGGTCAAATCCACCTTCTGGAACATTTATAATTTTATCTAGTTTATCAACCTGCCACAAATAACGATTATATTCTTGTATTAGATTAGAACTTCGTTTTGTTATACTAATCTTTTGGTCTTGAACATATTGAATACCTTGATTAATGCTATCTTTCCCTTTAACACAAGGTAATATATTTATTCCATATCCTTTAATTTCATCTATGCTTTTAGGCTCTGCCGAATCAGCTATTACTAAGGCCTTATCTATGTTATTTAAAATGTCTGATATCTGTTTATTACTTAATCCTTTTTGATAAGTAACTTCATCTAAAATAAAGCCTCCATTATATCTGTATATTCCGACAATAGCAGTTGGGTCATTAGTATAACCAAAGTCTAATCCATATCTTTCAAGTCTTGCTTCGTGTGGTAGTTCTTCTAATATAGCCCAGTCTTTATAAATCTTTCGTTCTGAACTGCTCGGTTCTCCTAACCATTTGTGTTTATACAAAGAGGGTCTTTTCTCTTTGTCATCTTCCATTTCTAACCTAATAACTTCTGGCATCATTCCATACTTTAAAGCAATATCATAATTGACATTGATTATAAGTGTGTTGGGGCGACCTTCTAAAACTAATCTATGATGAACTGGGTCATCTTCTAGTAATCTATTATATGTGTAAATTAACTGTGAACCTGGTTTACGAACTGTCGGTGTTAAAACTTCTAAAGAGGTGTTAGAAACTGTTTGTGCTTCTTCTACCCACGCTATATCTATACCCTCTGTGGACTTAATGCTCTGCTCGTTATTGTGTAATCCATTAAAGATAAAGTCAGAACCATTAACTGTATTTATAATTGATGTATTAGTAATCCTAAAATCTGTTAGTCCGTATTGATCGATTAAATTTTTTAATAATTGATATGAAGAATCGACAATAGAGTTTTGAAATTCTCGGAAGCAAGCTACTCTTATTTTACTCTGTCTAGCTCTTATCAAAAGTATTCTGGCAACGGTATGAGATTTTAAGGAATAACGACCACCATAAACTGCAGCCTCTCTCCAATCAGAATCAAAAAGTCTTTTAAATTCAATCGGTATTTGTATTTCTGTCTGTTTCATCATTAATAAATTTAACTAGAACTGGTTGTAATTCTTTACCGTCAGATTTAATATCTAAATTCTTAGCTAATTGAACAATATAATTCAAATACATATCAATAGCTTTTGTATCTCCTGCTTTAGCTTTTTCTCCTAATACCTTTAGTATTTCTGGACATTCTTTTTTAGCAGACATTAAACTAATTTCTAATGTCTTTTTCCAATTATCTGGCTTTGAGCTTTGATAATAATAAGTGCTTTCAGTTATACTCCATTTACTACAAAATTCCGCTACTGTTTCCTGTCTAGCGGATTTAGGTAATGCTTCTCTTTCTATCATAGCTTCAATCCAGTTTTCTGCCATATTATTTACAACTACTTTTCTTTTTTTTCATCTTAGCCATATTTATTTAAATTAACTATTAGACACAACGGGACTATCTACCTCTGTTATTAGCTTAGGAAGACGGATATATGATTATGACACAAACAGAAGTCACTTTCACATACCGGTCTACCTCAGCCAATATGCCTAAATGAGTTGACCCTTTCGGGCGAGCCTTACATAGCAGTCCCGTTCATTTCGCTTCTGGCTACCAACTAATTATAATTGGCACTCAGAGGGAAGCGAACATTGACTATTCAGCTCAAGACACTTCTATTTTACATCGGAAGCTTCTTACCACGATGCTGTTTGATTTTTCTATACCAAAGTTATTATTTGCTTTTTTTACTCTTACCAGCGGCATTAAGACTGATAGCAATAATTTGCTTCATTTGTTTTGCTTTACCATTAGCACCCTTAGATTTACCTTTCTTTTTATTATCAGCGATTAATTCTTTAATATTTTTACCTACGTTTTTACTTAACATATTATTTTTTCTTTTTAATTTTACAACCCATTTTATTTATATCTTTTATAAAGTTTATTTTTTTCTCCACTAGACATTCTTTCTACATCTCTTCTTGTCTTTTCTCTTAAATCTTTTTCATTCATCTTTGGGTGAGAAGCGTGGTTTTCTTCGTGAACAATAGTATTAATAATAGTTCTATCTTTTATTGGGGTAGGTGTTTTAACATTCTTATAATGCCTCTCTTTGTTAATAGCAATAACTTTATTCTTTTCATCAATATATCCATAAGCACCACGTATCTTGTTATCTACTATCCTTTTATAACCATCTTTCATATTTACTTTTTAATTCTTATTTTAGATTTATGATTACGCTCTGCCATTTTTATCATCTTCTCTTTCTGTTTATTAGTCATCTTTTTAATAGTTTCATTATACTTTGTAATAATTGCCCCTATACTATGGGCTATTACTTCATCATCTTTATGATTAGAACAAATATCTTCAAGTATATAATCAACTGCGTGGTATGCTTCGTGAGCTAGAACTTCATAAATAATTTTACCAGATACATACTTAGTATTAATCCATATAAGAGGATTATATCTTTCCTTACTGAAAGTTAGTCCCATTCTGTCAAAGTTTTCTTCTTGAAAATCATTACCCTCAAAGTATATCTTTAATTCTTTTTTAATACCTTCTTCACTACCAATAAATACTTCAACAAAATATTTGTCATTTAATATATCGCATTGATATTTAATTGATATATTTTTCTTCATTTAAAAATTATCTAATTTGTTTATTAACAAAATCTATAATTATTCCGCCGCTAAAAATTTCATCTGTATTATCAACCAAAAAGCCCGTAGGATTTTTGACGTGATTTCTCTTGCGGGATGAAAAAGGTTTTATTTGTTTTTCTTTTGTAGGCATTAAGTAAAAAGTTATTACTAATCCTATCTTAATTATTACACAACAATAGCCACACAGCAAATGTGCTAAAATTAACAAAATATAAATAGTATTGACATCTATTAAAATAAGGAGTAAGGTATAATTAGGTTAATTAAATATTAATATATGAAAAGCGATACAGCAATTAAACAACTAGACGAAGCGACTGTTTTCTCTACACCATTAGAAGAATATTATTATTCTTCACCGGATTATTTAGATTATTTAAAAAATAAACATTTTCATAACTCACATAAAGGTTGTAACACAGAAATGATTATTAAAAAATGTAAAGACGGTAATCTGTCTGTTAATATGATTTGCCATACCCATAATGTTACTTGTTCAAAGACTGGTTGGGAATTAGGCTGGTATCTTGGAACTAAATCAAGAGATAATTTTTACAGGAAGGTTATTTGTTGTGACTGTGGTAAAGAAGTAGAAACTAAATCTCGTAATTTTAAGAGATGCCCCGCTTGTAAAGTTATAGCTAGTAATAAAAGAGCTAATGATAGGCTACTTAACAGGGTTAATAACCTGTTAATTAAAAGTTAATAATTTACCCTTGAAAAATAGATAGTCCCGTGCTATCATTTATAGTATAGTTAGATAAGTTTTATTTCTAACAAAACCTAATTTCGGTAACGATAAAAAATTCCAATTTTTATTAAGGGTTCAACTCCCTATTAGGAACAAATGCTTTTACCCTTTTGCTAACTCCACCAGCTCCAAGTAATTAATCTTACACAAGTCACTAGGACAAACACAGTTTAACGACAAGATAATTTGGGACTGGAGAGCCATAGTGAAAAGGGAACATACTTATTAAGTTAATTAAGATACTATGCTAGACGAAGAGAAGAGATATTTTTATAACAAGACGATAGCAATTTGTGAAGACGACCTGTTATATATTAGAAGCTTAAAGAAAAATAATTTTGGGAAAAAATCATTGGCTGGTATCTTATCATTTATAATTAAAAACTATAAGACTAAATAATATGTCATTAAAAGAAGAAATCTTAAAGGAACTTAAAAACAGCCAAGAGTGGACACACAGTGGAGATATAGAACAACTGTCTTTCAGTTTAGGATACAAGGCTGCCAATGGTGGGAGAAGATGTAGAGAATTATTTAACTCCGGTTTAATAGAAAGAGAAATAAGAAACGACTCTGTTTGGTATCGTTATAAAGGAGAAGAAAGTAAGTTTGTTAAGGAGATGAGAGAAATAAGGGAAAGGGCAATGGCGGAAAGAGAAATTAATTATACAGCTAAATTATTTTAATATGCCAAATATAACTAAACTATTATTAAGAGATGAGGTAGCAGAGCATAGAGAATATCTTAATAATAAATATAATAGTATTTATGATGGTTCTTTTTCTGATTATTTAGAAAAAACCAGTAAAGGTATTGTGTATATCTCAGATTTTATACAATGGTTTATTGAAAGAAATTATAAAAATTAAAACTTTTATAATATTTGCCCTGTGTATAAACAATATAGACCAATGTTTATAAGGTCTTGACAGAATTGACTGCTGGGTATAATATGTTATTAAGAAACCGAGAGGAGGTAGAAGTAATCTACATCAAAGGAAACTAAGATAAGACAATTATTTCTCCTCCCTCGCCTCAATTAATAAGATATAAAACTTATAAATCCAATATGAAAAAAGTAATCAAGTTTCTAAAAGAGTGTGTAATCGTAGCAGTTCTTATGTCACCAATTATTTATGCGTTTTATTCACAATACTTAAATATCTAAATATATGGGAGAATTACAAATAGCTCAACTAAACAAAGAAGAATTAGAAAAAAGTATCAAAACAGAACTTTTAAGCACAACTATATTTGACGCAGATTTATGTCAATGTAGTGAAGTAGCTAATGTATTAAGAGCCACTACTAAAATAGAAGATTTAAGAACTTTCTAATATGGAATCATTACAAAAAAAACTCACCGAAATATTACAAAGATTTATTACCGACAAAGACTTAGAGGGTAAAACCGATAAACAACTATGGTATCTTAAAGCTTTAGTTGAAAATATAATTAATCCAAATAAGGGCGCTTTCTACTATAAGCCAAAGAACGAGAGTCTAAAGATAATAAAAGATATATTAGGTATCAGAGAATACTTAGATAAAAAACAAGCATTTATAAAAACTAAATTTAATTAATATGTTAGACCAACAACTTTTAATCTTAGCAGAAGTAATCGTTAAACTTTTCTCTGATAATGAACATAGATTACCAGAAGAAAAAGATGTAGAATATATCGCTACTGCTATTATAAAAACTTATAAAGCAGGGTTAGCGGCTCAAAATGTTATTAATAAATTAAAATAAATAATATGAAACAAGCATATAGGCACGGAGAAATCCTGCTAGTAAAAATAGATAAACTTCCTAAAGGATTAAAGGAAGAAAAATCAAACGTCTTAATGGCAGGCTCTCACGCTAATTCACATACGTTTGATAAAGGTAAAATTTATCTTAAAACAGACGGACAAACATTTGGTTATTTAGTAGCTAAAGATACTAAACTTTTTCACCCAGAACACAGTCCAAAAGGAGCTAAAATAAAAGATGGTGTTTATCAATTAATTAAGCAGGTTGAATTCACACCAGACGGATTTAAACCAGTCGTAGATTAATTTTAAATATATGCTAAATAAATTAACAAAAAAACAAATAGAACTACAATCGGTTGTGCGTGATGAATGGATTAATTTGGCACTTCACGAACAGAAATTTGATAAAGAAGAAATAGAAGCTGGTGTTAAGTGGTTGTATTATGCTTCTAATTTTGAAGAACCAAAAGTAGTTATTGTGGAAAGCCCAAAAGATTTAGCTAAAAAGTTTTCGGCTTCTGTCTGGGCTTCTGTCAGGGATTCTGTCGGGGATTCTGTCGGGGATTCTGTCAGGGCTTCTGTCGGGGATTCTGTCAGGGCTTCTGTCTGGGCTTCTGTCAGGGATTCCGTCAGGGCTTCTGTCGGGGATTCTGTCAGGGCTTCTGTCGGGGATTCTGTCAGGGCTTCTGTCTGGGCTTCTGTCAGGGATTCTGTCAGGGCTTCTGTCGGGGATTCTGTCAGGGATTCTGTCAGGGATTCTGTCGGGGATTCTGTCGGGGATTCTGTCAGGGCTTCTGTCTGGGATTCTGTATCTTACGCTTGTTTATCTGGTGACGCTGATGATGCTTCTTGGATGAACTACTGGCAAAGAATTGGAATTTATAAAGATAAAGATAGTAAATTAAAAAACTATTTAGGTTATCTTCGTTCTGGTGCTTACTATGTTTTATTCTTTGAAAAAGTAGCATTTGTAATGATTAGACCAACACTTGTAAAGCAAAACGAACGTAAACAATTACATTCTACTGATAGCCCAGCATTAGCGTGGAAAGATGGAACAGAAGAATATTATTTACAAGGGATTAAATTTGAAAAGAAATGGTGGGATAAAATTGTAAATGATAAAATGTCAGCCAAAGAAGTCTTAGCCATAGATAACACCGAACATCGCCGTATTGCTTATGAGATGATGGACAAAACTAAGATGAAGAAATTAAAAGGTTATAAAGTTTTAGACGAAGTTAAAGACGACGGTTATGGATATGGGATGAAAATAATTTCCTTTAAACTTCCTGAAATTGGAACGATTAAATACTTAAATTGTTTTTGCCCGACAACAGGTCGTGAATATTTTCTGGGGACAGATGAAGTTACTTGCTGGCAGGCAAAAGCAAAAAGCTTTAGTTTCAATAGTGATGAATTAAAATTTATTAATGAGTGGTAATATAAAATTTATGGACAATCTAATTAAAAAAGTAATAAGCGTTAGCGGAACATCTGCTATCAACAGAAAAGCAGACGGAGAATTAATCGGAGTTAATATCTTTGAGAAAGTCGGCGACAAAGAAATTAAGTATGGAGTATTATTTACAAAGTCAGACAAAACAGAAAGTAAAGCGAGCCAACAATTTCACGCTCAACACATTTCAATTGGGAGCGAAGTTGGGATAGCTTATAAAGAAACTCCTAATACCTACGACTTCAAAACTAAAGACGGAGAAACAAAAACATTTAATGGAGTAAACCGTAATATTGTTTTCTTTAGTGAACCAGACACAATCGAACAGTTTGCCGAGCAGAAAGCATTGAGCCTAGAACAAGAAAAGACTATTGACGATTTCGGTGCGGAAGATGAAGACTTGAAAATTAAAAACATACCCTTCTAACCTTAACGCCTATCTTGGAATCCTATAGGCATTAAATAACTATTTGGCTAATTACCTGATAGACTGCTAACAATAACCGCTAGAGATGAAATTGTTGGCAGGAATTAGATAATTATAAATTTATGAGAAAGTCAAAAAGACAATCGAATAAAAACGCATTACTGGGAGTTTTCGGATTAGTAATAATCTGTGGCATTTCCCAGGCAATAATCACATCTCAAACGAGCCTTAAAACTGCCTTAATTGGAGAACAAGGTATAAGTAGTCAACTTACACAAACAAACGCCACCACGAGCCTTGTAGTAGCTCATGATAGCTATCCTGAAGGGTATCTAAGCAACGGAGATAGAGTAATAAAGACTAAGACAGCTTACTTTGAGAATGAAGTCCAGGTCTGGCTAGCAAGTGATGAAGCCTGTAAGTATCACGGGCTAGACAATGACTCCTGCCGAAATTCGCTGATGGGAATGGCATATGCCGAGCATAGAGATTTTAGTAAGACTTGTGGTGATTCCTGTAAGTCAAAAGGGGTGTTTCAAATAAATCAAAAGTATCATCCCGAAATTACTGATGACCAAGCTAATGATACCTACTTCGCCGCTAAGTGGACTTTAGGAAGAATGATTAAATTAGGATATAAAACTAACCCAGAATATGCTATCCGTTCGCATAACGGAAATCCAACACAACCACAAACACTTCCCTATATAGCAAGCGTTAATAAATATATATCAATGTAATATGGTAGATGTATTTCTAAAAGAATTTATAAAAAAAAATGGCGTTGAAGTAGAACAATTATTAAATAATTATAGTCAATGGTTAGAAAAAATGGGTTATTTAGATAGTGATTGGTGGAGCGAAGAACCACAAACTGTGTTAGCTTATTTAGAAGAAAGACAATTAAAATAATAATATGATAACCCCATACTTAAAATCAGCAGGAAGAATACCTAAAGGAAAAAAGAAAAAGAAAGTAAATTACAAGGAGAAATTATGGAAAATATTTTCCCAGTATATACGTTTAAGAGATGCCGATGACAGAGGGTATGTAAGATGTATTTCAAGCGGGAAAGTAATGTTCTGGGCTGATTGTGATGCGGGGCATTATATAGCTAAGAACGCAGGATTATTCTTTTACTTTAATGAAGAAAATGTTTATGCTCAATCTCCCTATGATAATAGATATTTACACGGTAATTTATTAGGATACAGAAGAGGTCTTATTAATAGAGGCTTACAAGACATCGCTGATAAACTAGAATATCAAGGAGCTATAGGAGAAATTAGAGATAAATTAAACGATTCCTGTAAATACTCAGATGAAGATTATATTAATTTAATAAGAGTTTATAAAGACAAAGTAAGCGAACTCAAGAAAGTTAAATCTTGGGTTAGACAATAATATGGAATTAACTATTAATGAAAACCAAATAAAATTGTCAGGAAAATGTAATGTCCTATCAGGTTTGAAAAATGATAAGGAATACGATTTGACAATATCCAATGCCCAAGTAGTTAAAATAGAAGAAGACCCTTTAGGAAATGGAACTTATAATCGTGTTGCTAAATTAAAGATTAGTGAATTAAGTGAAGTAAACATCATCTCAGAAAAAGAAATCATTAAAAGTAAACCAAAAATTAAAACTCAATCCCAAGCACTCCGTTGGAAGATAGAACAGAAATGGCAAGATACAGGTAGTGATTTAGATAAGGAAGACTTTTACATAAAGGAGATGAGTAGAATTATTACGGAATATTAGGTTGTGTATAAACATATTGACAAATTATACAGTTATGGTAATGTGTAATTAACCCCATCATCTAATATTGGGGAGAATAAATAATTAATAATTTTAATAAGGTGGTGGTTAGATATGTAATTATAAATATATGGCAAAAAGAATATGGAAATTAGAAGAATTTACTCCTACATCATACGCTAGTGCTGATATTATGTGGTTAATAGTTGATAGAAAAGACGGAACTATTAATGGGGTTTATAATAACGGAGATGACTTTGATTATTCAGAAGATGGAGAAGAATGTATAGCAGTAAGACATATAAATTAACTTAACAATCTTAATAAACAGTATTAGGGGTAGATGAGGTGGCGGAATAGGTAGACGCGAAGCCGACAGCAACTTCCATAACTAGGGAAAGTAGTGCAATTCTACAAAAGTATTTACGGTCAATGGAAGGAAGACACCTGGTTACTGTTGGGTGCAAATCCCAGCTCTCACCTATCTCTAGTTTTGTTTATTAAGTAAGAAATATATATGAAATCACATATTAACTATAAATTATTAGCTGAAGGATTAGAAGAACTTTATCACGACTACACCTTTTATGTGGTAAAAAATAAACCTAATTATGATGACTATGACTTTACATTTGATAACTTTATGAGATGGGTCAAAAATGTCGCTAGCAAATAATCACTATTGGTAAATTGTTTGTTTTCTGGGGCATCTATCCCTGACAGTTATCTACTACTTGGTAAAGCTTAAAAGCAACAAAGTCGTAATAAATCTGGCAAGATTAAATACGAATAGGCAACAAGTGTAGGAGGGCTTAATAGATGAAGCTTAATGTCAGGGTGCCACCGAAAGCAAATAATTAAAGTGTTATAAGAGATTTAATAATTAATAATATTTATATGAAGAATAAAAATGAATTGTTAAAAATATTAGGATTTAAATCTTGTTGTATTTGTAATAATGTTTTTACTGATGGCGAAGAATTAAGAATAATTGATGGTCCTTATAAAGAAGGTAAAATTGGAGATGAAATACATTATTTTTGTAATCAACACAAACCAACTTTTGGTCACGATATAGCTTTTGGTTATTTTGGAAAATATTGTAAAGATAAACTAAAGGTTTTTGTATGGCACAGTGGTTCTACTGAGTGTTCTCCTTATTGGTCCCAAATAGATAAAGAAAAAGTTGAAGAATGGTTAAATAAAATATATAAAGACTAACGCCCCCCCCCTCCCAACCATAACCAGTCGGCAAGTTAATCTATAAACTAATTAAATGATATATGAAACTAACAGACAAACAATATATTAGAGAACTTGAACTATCTTTAATATTTATGTGTGATGTTTATAATTCAGCTAAAGAAAGTTTGACTACTTGTAGAGAAACAATAGAAAAACAAAATAGCGATAAATATGATATGTGGTTACATTTTCCGATGATACAAGGAACTCAAAATGGTTTTGCTATCCAAAAGATTGGAGATTTAAGAACTAATTTAGGAAATAAAGAAGAGAACTTAATGTCGTTTAATGATATTTTTGAAAGAATACATATCGGAAGAAAAACAAACAGAGAAATAAACGATGAAGTTAAAAAACTTTGTAATAAATAATATGACCCTACAAAAAGAATGCTGTTCACTTTAACTATTAAAATAATAAAATGTATGACCAAAGACGAACTAATAAGAGATTTATGCTCAGTAGAGTTTAGAACTAAATCAAAGACTAAGGAATTAATAATCGCTTATAATAAAAAAGTTAGAGAAGAAACGATTAGGGAGGTGGAGGAAAAAATTATTCGTTATCAAAACGGGTTTAGGATGGGTGAATATGGTGAAGAGCTTGCTCCGGAATATGGCGTAATAGATTATTTATTAAAACAAGTTTTTCCTAAAGAAGAAGTAAAACCGATGGTTGAGCAAATACCATTTTAGAAACAATCACTAATAAATTTAAGAAAATAAATATGGGATATTATTTTAACGAAGAAGAGTTTATGAGCAAATTCATTAATCACTAACAAGAATATTTAATATTTTGTCTAAATCTAACTAATTAAGGTAAAGAGATATGTCTAATTGGAAAGAAGAATTTTATGAAACAATATCTAATAGATTACCATTAACAGAGTTAGACACTATTAAAATTGAACAATTCATAACCGACCTTCGCAAACAAGATGAAGCGGAGTTGATTAAGATTCTGCCAGAGCTTACTGATTATAATCCAGTAGATGGAGGTTATAAAAATATTCATAAACTAATTAAAGACTACTATGCCAAATAACATACAAACAATAATTGATAAATTTGATAAATTAGTCGAAAACGAACATATGTCGTTCGTGGATGAAGAGAATTCATATATTGATAGTGAAACAGCAAAACAATTCCTAAAAGACTCTCTTACATCAATGTTAGATGAGATTAAGAAGGAGTTGCCAAAAAGAGATGAATATGGATTACAACAAGATGAAAATTATAATAGTAGTTCAATAAAAGCATTTAATTATTACCGCCAAGAAGTTATAAATATAATTAACTCACATCGATAATATGAAAAGAAAAGTAATGGCATATTGGTGGTTTAAACCTGCTGTTAAAATAGAGATATTAAAAATGAAGATACAATATTTATTCTATAAATTATTTAAATAAATATGAAATACGAAGTAGGAGATAGAGTGTTAGTAAAAGGTTTTTGGGGTTATTATCACGCACATATAAAAATTATTTGTAGGGGTATTTTTGGAACTTATTATTTAGCAACATATATGGAAAGTGTTGATGGTGGTGATAGCCACGAAAGGATGGGTAAAATATATCCTTATAGAATAATTTGTAAAAATTAATAATATGTTCACAATACTTTGGTTAATAAGAAGTTTACAAGACATACATTCCCCTTATAATTTTTGGAGGTTATGTTGGTTTCCATCTTTAATGCTTACTTTTATTACTTTATATCTTGATTGGATTATTATTGGAGCTATATTTGGTTTTATTAAATAGGTATAATTAGACTAATAGTTGATTGTCAAGTAAATACTTATTATTGTAAAGCAAATATATGGATAAATGTAAAAATTGTGGTTCAAAAAACATAGTAGGAATTGAGTATTCTTGGGATAGCCCGTATTATTTTGACGGCGTGTCAGAGTGGGACTGCCAAGATTGTGGTTACCGGGAGAATAGATTTACTGGGAAAGAGTTGAAAGAAGGCGAAGTTGCTAACTGGAAAATTTAAACATATAACCTTAAAAAACTAAGTAAAATTTAAGGATATAACCTTATAAAAATATGGAAACAACATTAAGAGAGTTTGAGAATTACATCAAAAAAATAAAACAATTTAGAGAGAACGCCGATAAGTTTAGCGATGCTCTAGATGTATTTACAGATGAACGCACACCTTGTATCAACGGTCGTGAAGAAGGATTAATGGTTGAGTTATTGGAAAAATTAATGGGAGATAAATTTAACCTTATTTCCTGGTGGATTTATGATAAGAACTGGGGAACTGATAAAAAAATTAAATACACGATTAAAGGTAAGAAGGTAAAAACAGAAACAGTCAAAGACATATATAATTTACTAATGATTACCTATGAACAAAAAAATACTTAAGATTTATAAGAAACGAGATAAGGCTTATCAAACACTTTTAGAATGCGACCTTTATATCGATTTTCTTCTTAAAAAGTTAGATAAAATAAAATAAATATGTCAAAAACTTATAATCTAAAAACCATAAAAGAAATAGAAGATATTATTACTGAAGAAAATATTGAATGTTTCAAAACCGATTTTTGTTCTTGGCTTGATATTTTAATTAAGATGAAAGAAATTAATAAAACATCAGAAGAATTCTTTATTGAGATAAGTGGTAGTTTTAAATGGATTGACGATGGAGAGAATAATAAAACTATTACAATACAAATAAAATAACTATGCTTATATTAAACCCATTAACATTTAAAGAGGAGGAGGTGGAAGTAAAAGAGTTGGAAGGACACGAAGTTATTACCTTCCAAGACGGTAGATTATACGATTTAAAAACATTATTAGAATCTAATAAACATTTAATTAAATAGTATGAACAAAGAAGAATTTTTTAAAGACTTAGAAAACACGTTTGGTGTATGTATTAGAATTAGCGAGAAAAAGAACGCTGATTATGCGGGAGATGCGGATCCTTTTAAGAACTTCCGTATGTCAGAACAAGTTGGTGTAGACCCAGCACGAGCCATTCTAGTGCGTATCAGTGATAAGTTAAGTCGTATCTCTAATCTATTAGATAGAGAAGCTAAGGTAGAAGACGAGAGATTGGAAGACACTATATGTGATATGATAAATTATTTAGCTATATTAAAAGCATTTATTAAAAAATAATATATGAAAACAACGAAAGTTTTGATTGCGAGCGATTTTCACGCACCGTTTCAAGATGAAAATTGTTTGTCGGCTATGCTTTCTTTCTGTAAGTGGTGGAAACCAAATGAGATATTTATAAACGGAGATTTACTTGATGCTTATGCTTTCGCTAGATTTGTTAAGAATCCAGAAACAGCATTAAAAGCTCAAGATGAGATTGATGAGGCAATCAACATTTTAAAACAAATTAAAAACGTTAATCCTCAAGCGAAGATATGCCTCGTCCGTGGAAACCATTGCTATAGATTACAAAAATATCTATGGACTAGAGCACCTGAACTTTCAGGTCTAAGAGATTTGACAGTAGAAAGTCTTTTACAACTAAAACATTTAGGAATTAGCTACGCTAGCCAGGGAAGATTAGAACATAGAGGAATTATTATTAAACACGGTTCTGTTGTCCGTAAGCATTCCGCCTATACTGCTAAGGCTGAGTACGAGAAAGAAGGGCAAAGCGGAGTATCAGGACATACTCACAGACTAGGAATGTATCGTAAAGATAATGTTAATAAACCACACGTCTGGATAGAGTGTGGGTGTATGTGTAAAAAGGATATGGAATATATGGAAGGAGAGCCAGCTGACTGGCATCACGGGTTTTGCGTAGGATATTTTTATAGAGATGGCTTATTTACACTTATCCCAGTCCCAATTATAAATAACAAAGTATTATTTGAAGGAAAACAATTTTAATAATATGATTATACCAAGATTTATAATGGATCTACCAGATAAAGAAAGGAATAAAGTGTTAAGAAAGATTGGGAAGATAATTAAAAAGAGGGGATTAAAGTAAACAAAAAGGAGGATTAAAATGCCTCTTTTATGTTATAAAAATGTCTAAGTGGTAGTTTATACCTTTTTGGAATTTAAAGACGAATTTGACGGTGTTTTTGGTCTTAGGATTGATTCTAGTGTTGGTTTCTCTTGTCCCAAAACCTGATAAATGTCTTTTTGTGGCTTACCTAGTAATTCTTGAAGTTTTTGGTCTATATTTTCCATATATTATAAATTATTTACATCATCACTATATTTCTTCCAACTGACAAATAGTAATTTAGAGAATAACCACTCAAAAACAGTAGCTATTAAGTGAAAAAAGTAATAAGGAGCGTGTTTATCAAATCCTGGTTCTGATAACTCTGTTATTTTACAACCATATTTACAATTAAGTCCCTTTTTTCTTCTATATTCGTAATCTAAATCAAAGGACATAATATCTGGTTCTTTAATATCAAACCAGTAGCAGAGATAACATTCTATAATCTCGTGTAGAGTCACACAAAGATTGTAGCGATGTTTTGATAGTTTAGAGATATGAAACACCCACTCATTATTTATTTTTAAATAATCACCTGCTGTGTCGTATCTTTGACTTTTATGGTCTATGTATATTATCTTCATAGAAGACCCATACTAACTAATCCAGCATATCTAGATATAGGGCTATTGGTAACTTTATCGTCTGCTAAATCAGTTCTAAAATATCGATTAGAAAATTTAATCTTTTCAGCATTACAAATAACTGATTCTAAGGAACTTTTTATATCATAATTGTGAGCCGTTGATATACAAATCTCCTTAGAATATCCCGAGATACAAATATCATCTTCATCTCCTTCTTCATCTTTCATAACAAAGAAAAGATATGTTTTATCTCTTAATGATTCAGGAATATAAACAGGTAATCCTTCTTTGTGTTTGTCGGTAAAGATGGTGAGTGAAGCACCGAAACCCTTTTTAAATTCAGTTTCAAACTTTCCGTCTATCATATCAGCACAAGTTTCTAGGAAAGATTTAGACGCAAGATTTATAAATAAGTTTGGATGAGAATTATAGCCACTACGGAAACAAAATTCTAAAAAGTTTACTTCGTTGTAATCAGAAATAATAACATTAGCATCTCCAAAGCCTGTATATTCCATTTCTGCCAACTTATCGTCAAATTTTCTAACCGTCATTTCTGCTAGTTCGCAATTATCATCTATTTGCCAACCTAAATCGAAGGAACAACCAGAAGCAACTCCCATTTCTCCATTAGCGACTTTCTTATTCTCAAGATTAGCCCAAGTAAAAACACATTTACCTTTAACATAAAATGATTCAACATTAACCTCAACACCATTAACTCTTTCTTGTAATATATAATCAGTAAATCCTAAAGACTTTATCAATCTTCTTATTTCAATATTAGCTTTATCTGGTTCTTCTGATATCGGAACGGTTGTGTAGGCATTATCTTCGTGATTAGGTTTATAAACATAAGCATTATCTTCGTTTTGTTCTAAGAAAGATATACCCTCTTCAATACTTGAAAATTCTTTATATTCAGGAGATTTTAAACCACAAGATTCAGCAAATTTTATACCAAACCCTCTATCGTTTTCTAGGTCATATGTAAATTGAGAACCACCGAATACTTTAAATCCTTCTTCTCTTAAAATTTCTGATTCTTCACAATTACAATTCAAATCCCAAATCCAATACCAGTCTTTAAGTTTTTCACGTTTAGCCATTAATTTAGCGAGAGGGTATTTTTTAACCATACCTCCACCGTTGTTTAAGTATCCCTCTTCCTCTTCTCCGAGGTCTTTATTATCTTTGGGTAAGTATTGATAAGCAATAACAACCTCACTATCTTCTAGACGTTTATCAAAACAAAATCCAAGGCCATCAAATGTTTCGGTTACTAAAATGTATTTACGCATATTAAGAAAATATTAAATAAAGTCCAATAAATAGAACAATTAATCCATCCATATAATTACCATTTACCAGTTAATAATCTTTTAGCTCCTTCAAAAGTGGCGATAGTGCCAGCAGGAACTTTTAATTTATTAACAACATTTTTAAGAGCAGAACTTCCAACACTCGCCTTAACCTTAGCTTTCATTATTTCTTGGATATCATATAATTTAGCCATCTTTGTTTTTAATTCATCATAAGCTGTTTTTTGTGCGTCAGGAAGAGTATCTTTAATAACATTTTTAATAACTTTCTGGATTACTTTATTAGCATCAGAAAGCTTACCAGAAGCATTTTTTGATTCAGCATACCATTTAGTATTAGCCTCTTCCAACCCTTTGTTAGTCCCCCTGGTTATATATTTGGAAAAAGATTTAACAGCTTTAATAACTGTTTCTTTTTGCTGTTTCGCTGTGTCATAAACTATACTTGTGTCATCTGCTACTGCTTTTTGTAATTTACTAATAAAAGTTTTTTGGTTAATCGCTTTTTCGTTTCCCTTAAATAAATCTAAAACATTTTGTCTTAAATTCTTTCCAGTTGTTTCGGCGTTAGCTCTAATTTCTTCTGGTTTTCCTTTTAAGATATCTTTAAATTCAACTGCTAAATCTTTAATCTTTTGTGGCATTTCATAAGACTTAGACTTTAAAAGACCACCAGTTGTTTTTCCTGCACTTAAAGCATCTTTAGATAACCAATCTAATTTTTTACCATTAACTTTTGCTAATTCTTCGCTAGTTAATTGCAATAACTTTCCTGGATTAGATTCTGTTAATTTATTAACTAATGGTTTTACTAATTGCTTTCCTTTACTAGCAATACTAGATTCACCTAATGGAGCAAAGGCAGAAGCAATTTCTGTCCCGACTTTAGCTGTTTGTTCAAGTGGTGTATTGGCTTTAAGCAAACTTCCTTGAGTAATATTTTTTGCTTTTTCAGCAGATGACTGGATATTACTAGCGACTGATTGTTGTGGGTTATATCCTACTTGTTGTAATCCTTGATCTATTTTTTTAGAGGCAATATCGAATAAATTTTGTCCTCCAGGAATCATCTGACCTAATTTTTGTTTAGCACCTTGAGTTAAAAGTGTTTGGGCAGTGTCCATACCTCCCTTTAAAACATCAAACCCACCCTTAGCAATTCCTGAAACAATTTGGCCAAGAGCAGAATTACCAAGTGGGTTAAGTTCTTTTGGTTTTTGTATAACTGGGATTGTTTTTGTTGCTTCATCATATCCTTCTAAATCATAACCATTTTTTCTTAAACTAGAAACTATACCGCTAGCAGTTGTTCCCGCTGGTGCTCTTTGTATTATATCAGCTACTTGTTGATGTGTAAGTGTCATATTATTTTAAGTTTAATGATTTAACATAGGCATCATCAGCAGAAGATGGTTGTGCCTCAGTAATATTTGAAACATCTACTAATGGGTCGATACTATCAATATCCATTCCTAAATTTTTAAGAATATCACGGGCAGAACCAGTAATAATATTGAAGTCTGGTTCAATACCAGTAACAGATGTATAAGTATCTCTGGACGCCTTAAGACGACCAGCCATTAATTCCAACATAGTGTTAATAGAACCTTTTAATTGTTCAGGTGAAGATGAAGATGATATTTGGTCTTTCCAAGCTTTTATTTCTTGATCAGTTCCTGATGTATTCTTAAAGATAGTTGCCATTTCTCCAGCTACAGCATTAGCTGCAGTGTTAAAATTAGTAACGATTGGGCTTCCAGTTACAGAAGCAGCTTTATTAGCAAAAGAATTCCACCAAGTATTACTTTTATTATTAAGTGCCTCTGATGCTTTGCTTAATTCCTGTAAATGGTTAACTGCTGTATTAAGAGATTTCATATTTTTATACTCAACACCACCACCAGCAAAAGAAGCTTTTGTTTTCGCTATTTGAGCATATTTATTAATATCAAATGATGGATTAATAAGCATAGCTAAATTAGCTAATTGTGTTCTTTTATTACCTCTCAAAGAAGATACTTTTGTTATATCAAGTGTGTAATTAGCCAATCCTCTCGCTATATTTTTGTCGTCAGACGAAGCATTCAACCAAGTAGCTTTATCAGAAACATCTAAATTATTTAATGTTTCTGAATCTTGTAATTGTTTAGGACTTTGGTCTGCTATTTTAGCACCACTTTCTATATTGGCGATAAATTTAGAAACATCATTAACTCTTGGTAATAAATCATTTAACTTTGTATCAGTAGATACTCCTAAATTTTTAGCGAGTGTAGCGGCATAACCAACTGGGTTGTTATTATCTCCAGCTGGAGCATAAATACTAACTAAGTCCTGGAGTGAACTATCGCCAGTTAAACCCGTAGTGGTATTTCCTGTCATTTTACCGGTTATATCGTTGACAAGTGCTTGGAAGCCAGCTTCTGGGGTTGAGAATTTAGCCCAATAAGCACCCGTTGGATTACCGTTAGTATCTAGTTTAGCTTCTCCTTGCTCCGCTCCGTCTTGTCCAACATAAATAAGATTACCAGGATTATTATTAGTAGATGCTATTCTTGATGTTGTTGGTATTGTGACTGTTCCAATATTAACATCAGAAACAGTTGTCCCATCTTTAAATTCTCCCGTTTTTTTATTATAAAGTTTTCCAGTTGTAGCATCTACAGCCCAATTCCCAGTATCTACTCCAGCTTGCTTAATACTATTATCCAAGGCCTGTTGTTGGTTAACAGCTTTAATACCTTGGAATACTAACTGGGGGTCAAGACCAGCGTCTGTAATAATCTTTGAGAAAGTAGCGGTTTGTTCGGCGGTTAATTTATCAACATCAATTCCTTTATAAGCATCTAGGGCAGTAGCGAGTTTAGCTTGTTGGTCGGCAGTAAGTTGTTTAGCTTGAGCTAATATATCAGCCTTAGCTGAATCAATATGAGTCTGTATCTTGTCTTGTAAATTAGCAATAGTAGTTGAACCATTAATTAGGTTCTGTTTTTCTGTATTAGAAAGATTAACTTCATTTACAAGTTTAGTTTCTTCAGCACTTAAAAGACCTGCTTGTTTTTCGTATTGAGATTGGACTTTTGCTTGTTGGCGAGTAATAAAACCACCTTCAATCGGTTGAGTTCCTAATAAGTCAACTTGTTCCTGGGTATTGGCTTTCAACTTAGCAGCAGTTTCTTGAGTATTTAACAGGTCTGATTGATTTTGTCTTTGTTGTTCTGGAGTAAATGTTTCAGTTAAAGTTCCCTGTATTTGTGTTTTAAGGTCATTAAGAGATTTAGAATAAGCGTCATTAGTTGCGGCTGTTTCGGCGGCAGTAACTTGTTCTGACGGTTGCTGTGATTTTAATAATTCCTCATTCTTTTTTAGAAGTTCTTGATACTTAACATCTTTAGTCACATCAAAACTATCAGGAGTTAATTTCTTGGGAGTCAAGGAAACGCCAGGGACATAAGCACCCTTAGGAACTTGAACTGCTTTTCCGCTAGCATCATAACCAGTAACCATTTTAGGAGCATCTGGATTATTTGAAGTAACTGGAACATTAGAAGTTGGTGCTTGCTTATTACCTTGTTTATTTATTAGAGTTGCGTTCGCCATATTTTTATTAGTTTATTAAAATGTTATCAGTTAAAGTAGTATAATCATAAAATACTTTAAAGTCCTTTATGTAAAAGGTGCAATTACCAGTATAAGCATCAGTAGTAACATCTATTGTGTCGCTAATTCCAACTGAAACATCATAAGTATAAGTCGTATAAACATAAGGCGTAGCGGTATTTTGTATCGTCTGAATAGTATTACCATTTAATCTTAAGTGGCAAGACCAAGCTGAATAATTAGTATTAGAATGGATTGCGAATGATACCCTAACAGTTCCTGCTCTATTTATTCTTACTTGTTTAGATGTATAAGAATAATACAATGTATTACTGCGTTCTGTTGAAAGGTCATCTTTTAAATTATCAGAAGCAACAGAACCGAGGCCAGAAATATCATCCGTTGTTAGAGATATGTTAGAAGATAAAGCGTGTCCATTAACTGTTCTCGAGGTTGGAACATATCCGCTTAAATCAGGAACACCAACTTTAGTCCATATCTTATTTAATCTGAAATACTTTCCATATTCAGAAATATCAGAATTGTAATAATTAAACTCATCTCCATTAGTAGTGTTGCTTGCTAAATAGTTATTAAGTTGTGTGGTTGTGAAAATAAAAGACTTAATAACATCTTTAACTGCTACCTTTTTGGAGTTTATACCATTATGAGTATGGAAATTATCAGGTAATGTTCCAATCTTTTCAGATAATCCATTGACTTGTTCTTGTAAATCGTTCATTTTATTCTATATAATAAGCTGTTATGTTTTTTAATTTAGGATAAGTATTCAAATATCCCCACATTTCTACTTTAAATTGGATACTTTCAACTTGTAAACTTTTAGTAAAACAATATGATTTCTGTCCAACCAAAGTCCCCGTTGAATTAGTAGAGCTAAAATCTCCTATTAAAGTAAATGGATCATTATCATTTAAACGATAGTAAAGTTTAAGACCACAACTATCTGGTAATTTTTCTAAAAGTTCTATGTCAAAATCATCTAAAGTTCTTAAATTATATTTTGTTCCTAGTTTATAAAAAGCAGTCGTTAAGGAAGCGATAGAACCGCCTAAATAATCGGTAGCATTTAATACCTGCCAAACATTATTAAAGAAATTTGTATCTATTGAATAATCAGAGCCAGTTGTTGGTAGAGAGTAGCGATAACTAACACAATATTGTTTATTATCAACTACTTGGATATCTCCGAAAGTAAATATGCTCCCAGGATTCTTTTTGATATTTGCGATAATATTTTCCACTATCAAACTACCAGTAGATGGTTTATAGGAAAAAACTCCACCATCTTCATTACTTCCGTCAGAGTAAGAAACAGTGAATAAGATACGATTATTTAATTTTTTAGCAGAAGAATAAATTACCGATAAAGTAGCATAGTCATAATAGGCATTCGTAAGATGTTCTGGTATATGCTTTTCTAAAACAATAGAAGTTCCGTCTGTTTTGTAGATGTTCCCAGTAAAGCCGGAAAAGCAATAGACATAAGAACCCATATTAACCATTGCGGTTGTATATTTTTCATCGCATTTAACAGAAGAATCAGCGTAAAGTTCTATTCTATCCCAATTATAAATTCTATCACTATCAGTTCCAACTAAAAGATACGTTCCTATTTCTTCTAAACAAGTAGTTAGTGGGGTGATAAAAAGTGCTTGAGTATCTATTGTGTAAGTAGAATCAGATGTATGATTAAAAACTTGTCCAACTTTTTGTCTTAAAGCACCAACATATTGTCCATTACAGAAATAAAGAACTCCGTCTTGTCCGACCAATGTTTTATGAGTGTAATTTTTTAAAGCAATCCAGTTTGTTGGTGTCCAATTAAGATACCAAGTCCAAGTAAAAGCTGAAAAATTAGTTATTTTTAATAAATCTAAATTAGTTCCCTTTAATATGAACCAATAACCATTCCAATAAGCAACCCCGTTTGCCGCAGAAGAACCGCTTGTATTTCCGTCTATTAAATACCAAGGATTAGTAGCAGAACCAATATTTGCCCAAACTCTACCATTGACATCTAAACCAAGAGTATTTGTTCCGTCTGTAGCAAATTGACTAATAGTTGTCGGTCTGATTATGGTTATATTTGTTGTCGTTGTGGTGGTGATTGTTGCTTGTCCTGTATCAGCTAACCAAGCAACTAAAGTAGGATAAAGTCTTATGGTTGTAGCGTTTACCTTTTTAATGTAATAAATAGTCCCAGTATTAAATGTTCCGCTTCCTGCTGGAACTTGTGTATCTATCATACAAGCACAACCATCTATTGTCAAACCGTCTGTTTCTCCAACTCCGCTTACAATATCAAAATAAGAATTTCCTATCCCACCGTGAGCCGAAAAAGTCAAAGACATTTTAGAACTTCTATTAAGTTTCCAGTTCAAACCAGCAACACCAGGAGATGAGAAATTATTAATTCCTCTCATATCATAAAAATCAGTCAAGGCGTTGTCTGAAATACCTGTTTGGAAGTTTGCTATTGAGAGTGGTTTTGGCTTAGATGTTGCCATATTTTTAAGGGCATACAACGCCCTGTGTTAAAATTATTTATTGATTTGACTATTTATACCTTTTCAACATTATAGTTCTTCTATCGTCATTGTGTGGCTTGTGGTTAAGCGTTATAGCACGACTCTATCTATAAAATGGTGCTTCTGGCTTTAATTGTCCCTGCCAAGCTTGTTTACCACCTTTTTTACTTTTATCCCAACGAGTAAAATAACATACTTCTGTTATTTTGGAATAAGGATATGAAGCGAAAAGTGGTTTTGATTTTCCGTCCCAGGGGTCAATTACCATAATATCATCAGGAAGTGTCCAAAGACCGACTAAGAAATGAGTATAACTCTTACCACCTTTAGGAGGAGTTACTGTTATTTGAATAATCGCCGAACGGTCGCCATTATAAATATCTGATAAGTAAGATTTAAGTAAAGCGTTATCAATAACAGACTTATTAGTATTAAATTGATTACCGTCAGCATATCGGAAAGAAAAAGTTGGAAAGTCTAAACCAATCCAGTTCATATTTCCATTAACAACAAATTTAGGATTAGTTCCTATTTGGTCAGGTGTTTGCTTACAACCATAATAATCTGTAAGCATTGATACACAAGTTATAGCACAACCATAATCACCAATAGTTAATTGGCTACCAGACATTTTTATATCTCTCCATTTAGGGTCTTGCTGACTTATGTATTGAATTTTATTTATACCGTTCATTTTTTTAGAATATAAATTGATAATTAATTAATGCCCAAACAATAAACCCTAATGTGGTTAAACCTAGTAAAGCAAGGGCATTCCATATAATCCAAAATATATCTCTTGCTACCCAATACGCTTTAGTTATTCTTCGCATATATCTTTTAACTTTATTTTATATGGCTTTAAATCTTTTCTCTCTGCCTGTTTCCCTTTATTCATACAATGACGGGGAACTAGCCACCCACAAACCCTACTAAATATTTGTGTTTCTTGCCTAAGTTTAGCTAATTCTTCGTGAGATAATTTTTCCATATATTAAATAGCTAATTAATAAGTAATAGTGGGGGTAGGCTACGACTCAGGCACAATGCCTATTGCTTTTTTAATCGAGCTACCCCCTTACTATCTAAAAGAACTATGTATTTTTATTTCTATTTGGTTTACCTATTTTTATTTCTATTCGTCTTTTTTCGTTGTTTGCTTTATTAATGACGTAAATTCCTTTCTTTATTTTTCCCATATTATTCTAAACAATAATTATTAATAAAATCTATTTTAGCTGTTGTCTTTATTTGTCTTGACCTTATTTCAAATAGCATAAATATATTCATAATAAGGATAGATAATATGACCATTAAAAGTATGATGACTGCCCTTCTATTTTTTATCTCCATATTATTTTAAAACTAAAGTAATAACCTCTCCAATAACAGCGACTAAGATAATACCAACAAGGGCATAGACAATTGTTTCTGTTAGTTTTGAGGCATATTTTTTATCGGCTTCTTCTCTGAAACATTTAAATTCTTCTTTTATGTCCTTAAAACCCTCATCAACTGCTTTTTTAATGTCGTCAATTTTATCACTCATTGATTTATTGTTAGCTTCTAAAGTGGCTATTCTTTCTTGGTCGCTCGGCATATTATTCTACTTTATTTGTATCAGTATCGGTTGTGGTTAAATCATTAATAACTGTTTCAACTTGAGTAATAAAATTTTGTTTTGGGTTAATGTGAAAATAAACAGCAATAGATGATAAAACAGTATTAATTAAATCCGTAGCACCACTTGGAAGATAATTAAAGTAATATTGAGTTGTGTTTAAAAGAACAATTGCGACTAATGTCCAAAATGTTCTTGATTTTAAGATTGTTTTTAGTTTGTTCATATATTTTATTATTAATTAAATTATTCCAAACCTACCTTTTGCGTATGAATAATACTTAGCTACTTGTTGAGGAGTCCAGGCGATGTTTTCTACGATAACTTCGTCTATTGAGCCATTTAAATAAGTTGTTCCTCCAGATGGATGCCTGCCAACCTGTCCAGTATTTATTCCCACTGTAACGGTATTTCCAGAAGTATTTTGATTATCATAACGACCGTCTATATAAACTTTAATAGTTGAACCAGACCTTGTCCCAACAACGTGATGCCAATTTCCATCATTTATAGAAGCATTAGACGTAACTGTTGGTGAGGTAGAACCATTATAATTAGATAAATTTAATTTTCCTAAATTTATAGAAAAATCTAAATCAGCATTGTCGGCAGTATTTTTTTGTTCATAAATCTCTTTATTTCCAGTATCCGTTGTTTTTATCCAAGCAGAAATAGTAAAGTCAGTTAAAGCATAAAGATTTGTAGAAACATTTATATAACTACTACTTCCATTAAACCCTGCCCCCATTCCAAATCTTCCATTAGCTTGAGAGTAAGTGATATTTGTATCTGTTCCGTTGTTTCCATTACCAGAACTATCAGTGGAGTTTCCGTTTAAATGTAAAAGCAATTTAGTTGTTGCGGAGCCTGCTCCGAGATATTGTCCTAACATACTAACTTAAGGTTAAAAATCTAGTAGGGAATAAATAAAGTTGAACATATAAATCAACCGCCGCAGTTGTTTGAATAGCGTCAATATCAATCGTTACTTTATCTCCCAACGCTAAGGAAGAAGTTGTATCTGCTGTGAAAGGTGTTGGTGAACTAGCTACCGTAGTTGCTAGTGTCGGTTTAGTTGTGAACATTGTTGTCCCGTTCTTGTTTAAATCAACAGTAGTATTGTTAGTAGTTCCCGCTGTGCCAGCTTGTAAATCAACACCGATTACTTTCATTGGCTCGGTAGCATAGTAAGCATTCATTACATCCGTTGCGGTAGCTCCGACATTCCCAGCATAAGCAAACTTGGTTATAAATTGTTCTGCTCCAATAAGAGAAGAATATTTAAATGTTCCAGTATCGATAGAAGCACAAACATCTCCGATTATTGTAATTGTAGTATTTGGTGAAGAATAAGTTGACGGAATTGAAACCATACCAACTTTATCAACGCCACTTTCTTGCCAACAAACAATCATTCCTTTCTTAAAGATTGCTGTTTTATCTGTGGCAACTGTGATTGTTGTATTAGAAGCTCTTGTTCCAGTAACAGCAGTCCATAATGAAGCACCACCGGCACTTGGTGTTTGCCAACTGGGTAAACCACTAAAAACAGAAAGAACTTGTCCAGCACTTCCAATACCAAGTCTTGTTAAAATTCCAGTAGTAGCTGCTCTGTAATATATATCACCAGTAGCGTCAGAACCAAGACCCATAACCGTAGCCCCTCCAATAATATCAGAACTAACAGGAATTAAATGAGTGCCATAAAGAGAATAGATAGACGGATTAGCAAGGACATTGTTCTTGCCATACATCGTATAAGCCGAACCAGCATATAATCCCCAAGCAGTGGCACTTCCTCCAGATGTTACAAAAGAGGAATTAACAACCATATTCGGGGCCGTAATAGGGGCGCCATTATCGCAAGATACGGCACCAGCCGATGTTCCTGTGTTTGTATTAACAACTATTGAGGTTGTGGAAGTAAATATACCAGCGGTCGAAGTAACGAGATAACCGGCATATCCAGTATTCATATTTACTCCATTAAACATTAGGACGCCCGCGGAAGTAAAACGAGAAGTCGGGGAACAAATTGATAATACTAATTGACCAGTCGCTCCAACAGTAACTAATCCGCCATTTAATTGGCATTGGATAACTTCAACATAAGCGTTAGCTGTAATATTTCCTGTAATACTGCCACCATATACCATATTTCTTGCTCCTGCCGAGAAGTTATTATAAACAACGTTGGCATTAGTAAACAGATTATAACGAGCAGAGTTTGGATTAGGGAAAGTAATTGTATGGCCAGAGTTATTAATTGTTGAACCATTACCGTAAATAACTAATGGAGCATTTGGCAAAGTAACATCAGCAGTTTCTGTATAAGTTGCTGGTGCGATATGAATAGCAGTTGCGGTTGTAACCGCAGATAGGGCAGTCACCGCCGCACTTATAGTTTTGTATGGTCTGTTTATTGTTCCGTCTGCGGTGTAAGAATCAACACGATTTCCGTCAATATAGATAGTAGTAGAAGTAATAATTTTATTTTCATAAGAAGTACTATCCAAAGTACCATCACCTTTTATAAATTGTGATGATGTGCCTATTCCTGTTGAGGTTAGATTTTTAGAAGCATTAGAGAATACTACTTTGGAAGCAGTTAATGCGGAGTTACGGATATTACCTACTACTTCTAAAGCTTCATTCGGATTAGTCGTTCTAATACCGACGCTGCCATTAGCTAACTGCACAAAGCTACTTGAGTTCTTGATTAGTTTACCTGTTATACCGTCAAAGAGAGCTACACCGAGGTCTGTGGAAGAGGCTGGACCTGCTACATCACCACTACCTGTTCCGTCAGCACCGTCAGTTACAACATAATCGAAAGTAGTAGCATCTGTAAATAATATTCTATAAGTTTTAACTTTTCCAACTGTTGAAAATAAGGTTATACTTGTAATTCCTCTACCATTGGTACCGTTAGTTCCGTTAGTTCCAGCACTTCCAGTAGCACCTGTTGACCCAGTAGCTCCAGTAGTACCCGTTGCTCCTTTATAGTTCTTCCATAATCCAGTAAAGTCAGAAGCGGCAGGACTAGCGATAGCAGTAGTTGTATTTTTAATTGCTATGTAATCTAAAGCAGAGTTAAAGGTTAAAGTAAATCCAGTTCCTGAAGAATCAGAAGCGTAAGCGACATATACATAACCATTATCTCCACGAGGAATAGTAAAATCAAAGACAGCAGCACTTGTAGAGCCTGAATTAACAACACTAGCATTTGTTCCAGGAAGTCCAGTTGTAGTTGTTCCAGCATTAACAGTAGCGTCGTTTCCTTTATCACCTTTTAATGCTGATTTAAAAGACTTCTTGGTTGTGCCAGATGCTGACATTGAAGTATCACTAACATCTACTACAACTACAAGGTCGGTATCTTCTGGAGAAGCAAGGGTTTCTAATTGTGAAATTTTTTCATCTAAAAGTGCCATATTATTTTGTTCTATTTACTAAAGTTGTTAAATTCTTTGCTCTTGGGCTTTGATCTAATATAATCTTTCCACCATTTTCTAAAAGCAAATAAAAAGTATCTTCCTTTAACAAGTAGGCAACTCCGTTATTCATAGCAGATAATGCTGGTTTTGTTCTGTTAGTAAAGGTTACCATATTTATTTAAACTTTTTATATTCTCTTTTTATAATTGGTTGTTCTGCTTTATCTCTTTCTACCGCATAAGTAATTCCTATCTGTTGTTCTAACTCTTTAAGTTTTCCCTCTAAAGACCAATCACGTTTTTTAGTCCCATTCCATTGATTAGCGGCATAAATAGAAAGATATTGATGAAAACGAGTATCAAAACCTGGTCGTTTAGTCGTATCTGATACAGTAAAATAAGAAGGTGCTCTATCAAACCAAATCGTAACTCCTCCAGAGTAATTATAATTAGAAGCAGGATATAAACGCATTACTGAACCGACCATATCAAACGCATACGGTATTCCCGCCGCTTTATTCATTTCACTTTGGGCAGTTCCTTTATAGTCGTTTTGGTCTAAAGGAATAAGTTGTGTCCCAACTCCGCCAGCGTTCATAATATCAACTCTTTGAATAGCTAACCAGTCTTGTATAGCAGTTGGAGTAGATGAGAAGATATTGTAATCAGTTTGATTAGCAACTAAATCAAAAGTTGAAATAGGTTGGTCTGGGTGATTAGGGTCATCCCAAGTCATACGCCCGTCAGCTTTCATTATAGTAAAAGCCACAATAGAATACGCCTCGTTAATATAACGAGTTCTATCGGCGAGTGTAAATTCTGTTAAGTCTGCGTTTGTTCTAAAGGTAATGTCCTCAATTAAGGAATCACCAGAACTACCTGAATAAATCATATTTGTTTAATTATTTTTGTATAAGAGTTGTAAGCCCATTACCGACCTTATCATCGACCTCTTGTATTTCTATGATATTAAATTTTAGATAATCACAAATTTCTTTGAATAGATTTGTATCAAATACTGTCCAGTGTCCGTGCTGTGAGTCGTATAAAATACCTTCTACTATCGCCGAGCCTAATTGATTATTTTCAGTTACTACTTTCTTTAAAATAGCTTCTTCTTTAATCTCTCCTGTATTCCTTTTAATTAATTCGTCTAAAGTAGTAGTTGGTCTGGTTTCATTCGGAACGTAAGCAGTAATAGGAGCTATTATAAATATATAACCACCTTTCTTAATTACCCGATACCATTCTTTTAATGCCTTAATTGGGTCAAAGAAATGTTCAATCACGTGGGAGCTAATGACAAAGTCGTATTCTCCGTCTTTAAATGGTAAATTATCGCCATTAGCTACTACATCAACGGGCATTTTTTCACCACATAGTTTTTCTTCTGCTTGTTTAAAGACAGTGTCCATATCATCGGTGTAATCAACATTAAGAGTGTTTAAGTGAAATGGATTGTGAGCACTCCCACCAATTTCTACACCCTTAAGTCCGTCTAAGTATTTATGGGATAAATTACTGTCTTGAAACATCATCTGTGTATTTATTCAACTTTAGGACTATCGTTCGCTGGTGAGTCTTGTGTGGCTTCTTGTTGAACGATAGGAGTTAACTTCGCCATAGCTTCTGCCTTCTGTGTTCTATAAACTAACTTATAGTTTTCAACCATATCAAGAATATCAATATCAATATCAATTCCTCTTAGGGTAATGGTATTTACTTGTTCAAATTCTCCCAATTCTAAAGTAGGTAGTAATTCAGTTAATCTATCATTAATTTTTTCATTAAGTTTAGCAAGTTGTAATTCATTTGCTTTGTTTTCGTTTAGGTCATCTTCTAATTCTTTAGATATAAGTTCTTCAAATAAGGAGTATTTAGAAAAAGCAGTTCTTAAATTAAGAAAACTCCCCTTAAAATTGGCATAGAACTTAGTTCCGTCGCCATAAGTTTCATCACTAACACCGTCTGGGACTATTTTGTATTCAGAAAACCATCTAACAAGTATTGGTTCGCATTTTTCTTCAATCTCAATTGATTTATCTCTACCTTTAGTGACTAATCCTGATTTTTGTTCTAATAAATCTTTTAAAATGTTATCTTGTATTGTTTTTAACATAATTTTATTTAATTGATGAATAGGCATCAGCCCATTCTTTATAATGTTTTCTAATATCGTAACTATTAATCACATATTTCCTTGCTTTCTCTCCCATAGACCGTCTTAATTCTTTGTTATCTATTAATTTCTCGGTCATTTCTCTAAAATCTTTCTCATTATGGGCTATAAGCATATACTTTTGGTCTTCTTTGCCTTGATATGGGCTTAATCCATCTCCAAATCCTTGAGCTACGCAGGGAACACCACACATTGACGCTTCCAAGAACTTTATATTTGATTTACAACGATTAAAGTAATTATCTTTACGGGGGATTATCATTAAGTCAAGTTTTAAATCGTTTAACTTCTTTGGGTAATCCTTTATACTGACATAATCAACCCATTCTAAGTCAATGCTCTTCCAAAACTTAATTTCTTCACTAAATTCCTCTCGCATTACATTTCTTATTTTCTTATCAGCGTGATTGGTATAAGGAAGTCCGAACATTACTAATCGAACATCTTTTCTTTTACTTAATTCCCTTATGTATTCTTGGATAATCTCAAAGTCGCTGTTTAAAGTAACCGAACCAATTATACCAATACGGACAATATCACTTTCGTTTCTTTTCGGTGTCTGCCAGTCAGTAGGGTCTATGTAATTAGGAAGAACTACTACATTTTTATTTAACTTTCGGTATTCATCAGCCAAGAACTCGGTTGTAGTAGTTACTAGGTCAGCCATATGGACAAAGGTATCAAGTATTTCGTTTTTCTTTCCTAAAGTACGGAGTTTGTTTTTTGGTTGTTCCTTATAAGTATCATCGTTGTCAAAGACTATCTTTTTACCAGCCTTTTTAAGAAGTATCGCTGATTCTAGTCTGGCTTGTTCGTCTGGTCTTTGGAATATTATCGTATCAGCTTTAAGACACATTTCAGCATCCTTACTTCTATCTTTTATATCATTTAATGTTTCTCTATCACCACTAAATCCATTGTATAGCATTGGGAGATAACATCTGACATAAAAACACCCGTCATATATTGGAGAAATAAAGTATTTCATAGGATTAAATGTATCTATTACCTTTTAAGCTTTTCTTTTCATCTTCTTCTTGTTGTTTCCTTTCAGCACGGTTATTTAACCAATCCTCTGTTATTTCAAATCCATTGTTCATTCTATCTTGTATTTCTTCGGTGGTTAATACTGTCTGATTAGGATTTCTTTTATAAACCATTATAGTAATCCTTTAGATTTTAAACGTTCGTATGCTGCCCTATCTTCGTCATCCATAACTTCATTAAGTTTATTGCTTTCAATAGATCTTTTTTCAGCCAAACTCATTGGCGGGTGATTAGATAAATCTTCTTGACGTGTTTTAATCACATTAGTTGAACCCATTGAAGGGGGAAATACCTCATTACCATTAGCATCAATCCAAGTTCTACTTTTATTTGTTATTTCTTCGTTTATCATTTGCTTTCATTCCTGGGCTACCAGGGAATTACACCGATAGCCCAAGCAAATTAAATTAATAAATTGTGTTTTCGATTAAGAAGCAAGGGAAAGGATATTAACACCGAAAGTTACACGATTCATAGCAACACCGAATTTGATATCGGAAGTTGTTACGGTCGCTAAGTATTCAGGAATATAGTTAGATTGGCTTCTTACTAAGTCACCAGCCTGCATAGGAAGTTTGGCACAAGCATAATGGATAGCATCACTATGAGCTAAAGCATTATATCTGCCAGTTGAGCCAGAAACGTAAGGGATACGGTTAGATAAAGAAACCATAACACCATACAGTAAAGTAGCTGGTCTGTTTAATACAGGGTCATTTCCTAAAGTATTGATGTGAAGTTGGAAAGTGGTGATACCAGCAATCTGATTCCACCAAACTTTAGTGTCAAAGAAGAAACGCATATTACCGTCGTTTACTTCTTCCTTTGTGTTAGCTTCAATTACACCGATAGCAGCACGAATTGTAGAATCTACAATCGCAGTTGTGGAAGAACCGACAGAATCGGTAAATGTTCCAAATAAAGCGAAGATAGCATCTTCCAAAGTCATAGCAGCGGTGTAAGCAGCATTCTTAGCATACTTCTCCTGTGTGTAGCGAGAACGTAAGAATACAGCAGCTTCTCCGTCAGAGATAGCGAAGGAAACTTCCTTCCAGGTGTTA